AACTCCAGTGGTTGTTATGGCAGTATCGTTTTCGTATAAAAAGTTTGTGTACCCTGACACATTAACATTGCGGATATACACATCGCCAATCGTTCTGCCACCACTGCTGTACAAAATTTCAAACGCATTCCGAGGGCTTGATGCCATAGTCGCAAAGCAAGCGTTGACGTACAAACCAGAAAAATTACCTGTTCCTGAATCGTATGTTTCGCTAATATCAATAACTCGACCACTTACGTTTTCAGCGTGAATGCTGTCAATAGTAATGTTAGTGTCTGAGTTTAAAATAGCAACGCGGTGGCACGATGTTGCGTAATCGCTCGCTAAAGCAACCAAAGATCCAACGTAAACGTTATTAGCATTAGTAAAACGTAAGGGTTCATTGTTAGCCGTAGTAGTGCCTTTACCTGTGTCAATCGCTGTAATAACCCCAAAAGAACCATCGTAGCAAGTATCTGGCACTGGCGCAATTTTAACGGCGCAGCCGCCTGTTTTGCGGGTTGTAATGCTATTAACAGAGAATCTAGCCGTGTCACTTCCGTAAGTATTGCCGCCGATACGGAAAGCGTGTTCACCAGAATCAGCGATGTACATTTCGCCAATCGTAAAATCTTGGCAACTTGCAATTAAAATACCGTTATGTCCTGGTGTTTTTGCCGCGCGGGAGTCTGCTACTCGCATATTAGCGTATTCAATAGACCAATTATTACAGTTGGTCATGCCAATACCACGAATGTAGCTATAAATGTCTACGCTTCCTAAACGGATATTTTCTTGTGCGCCTAAACCTGAAGTTGACTTTTGAAATTGAATAGGGCGCGGTACAAACACTGTTTTTAAATTGCCAATTTCATAGTTACTGCCTCGGCACACAATACCACCAGTACCGCCAAATTGGGCGTCGCATTCAACAACTAAATTTTGAATTGATACATCACTACCTTCAAAAACAATTAAATTGTCGTTTGTTTCTGTACCTGCAGTAGTTAAATGAAAAGTATCTGCGTTAAAAGTACCTTGAACCGTGATAGTTGCTACAGCCCCTGACAAAGATGAGTCTGCACGGAATACGCTTTTACCGCGAATGGTAACGTTAGTTGGTATAACAAGCTGTGAAAATAAATAAACTGAGTCGTCGCCTATGTCACCGTTTGGCTGATTGTTGCCTGCAATCTCAGTAAAAAAAGCTGTTAGGGCGGCTGTGTCGTCGGTTACGCCGTCGCCTACAGCACCAAAATCTTGAGGGTTAGTTGTTTGAGCTAATTTATCTCCAACGTTGTTACCTACTGATCCAGTAAAAGGCGGCAAATATGATACGTTAAAAGCATCGCCACCAGCAGAGGAATTAAGATTTGAAGTTGTAAACTTAACTTCAGCACCGACGTGTAAACCGTTTGTAAAAGTTACAGTGTCGCTGTCCGTTTCAACATAAGCGTATTGAGCGCCTGGGCCGTATTGATTAACTCCATCAACAAACACCGACAAACTATTTGTGCCAGGCTGGTAGCTCATAGTCGTTAAATTAAAGACTGTTTGACCTGCTGTGGCGGTTTGAATTTCTTGCTCATTAGAAAAGTTAACAAAATTGCTGTTAATACCAATGATGTTGTCGTAAGTAGCAATCAGTACATCGTTGCTGTCTTTAAGAACAAATTTATATGATAAACCATCCGTTAACCAAATTTCACCGCTTGGCACTCGGCCTGCAGCATCTAAAATAATTGGGTTGCTAAGAGGTATTGCACCTGCCGCGTCGCCGTAAGCTACTTGAGGAGTTGTTGTACCTGCTGCGTAAGTGTAAATCTTACCGCCAGTCAGCACGTTGCCCGCATTGTCTAGGAATTGTGCGCCTACGCCGCCATAAGGTGAGAGGTTAACTGCCATATATGTTCCTTACGCCAAGAATTTTAATTTGTAGAGCGTAGACAGATACAAATCAATAATTTCATCAATTAAATTCTGCAATGGTGCGTCTGTCTTGTCGCATACATCGTAACGCATTGCCTCTAAATCGGCAAGCTGATCTTCTAAAAATTCAACCACATTATTGGTCTTTTTTGCAGACATCAAGCTGATTGGGCCAATTAAACCCTTACGACCTTGATAAGCCTCAGCAAACGCGTCTGCACGTTCAATAATGTTCTCGTAAAACTTCTGTAATGCCTTGTGTTTTGCATAGCTGCGGGTGTTCAAATGTGCTGAATGAGTCACATCACGAGCTAAAAACAACATTCCTACGAACTTTTCGCAACTCATTGTGGCATCCCTTCAGGTGGTACTTGACCTTCCATTGGCATCTCAGGCATTTCCATTGGTTCACGCTGTAACTCTTGACCAACTAAATCGCCTGTGTCCAAAGCTGCTGCAATGGTACCCATTACAATGTCTTGAATCTGCTCTGGTGTCATGCCTGCTTGAACTGCACTGATTCGCTGTGTTTCAGCCTGATATGCCTTGATTTCAGCTTCAAAATTCTTACGCTCTAGGTCTTGAACTTCCACAGATTTCTGGAAATTCTGCATCATGGCGTACATTTGTTCCATTTCTTGACCCATGGCTTGAATCTGCTGCTCTGCAGCCTGCAACGCAGGGTCTTTATCGCCATTTTCAAGCAATTTCGGATCAATCGTCTTAGCCAAACGTGCTGCCAACTCTTGAGCACCCGGCCAATCCATGTTTTTAACGAATAAATCGCCTGCAACTGACCACAACTGTGGGTTGCCTTGCAGAATCTGACTCATTGCGTCCATAGATTCTTGACGTTTGGTCATGTAGCTTGGGCCAGTGGTCACAACCACGTCGTATTTACCGACGCCTGGGTTGTAAACCTTCTCAATCAAGATGCCTGTGTCAACATCACGAATCTCTTTGACTGGTTCTGGCTGTTCTGGGTTGATTTTCACCATGTCCACTTCGCCATCAATACCGACAATACGAGCAATACGCTCTGTATCGTAAATCTTAGGGATCATGTCCACTAATTGACGTGTGATGTGACGGATGGCACGTGCCAAGTTGTCTACATAGTGATAAGTGCCTGTGTCGCCCTGTTTTTCACGAGCCAAAATAGCACGACCTGAGCGTTCATTACCACCAACTCCAAGGCTCGCATCGTACTGACCTGTGGTTGATTTGATGTCCTCGCTCGCACCCATCTTGGCTTGAATCAAGCCTGTCTGTGGTAGTGGTGGGGCTGCACGTTGTGGCAACGGCAATACAGCACCTGCGCCATCTGTTACGTCAGGGTTAACTTCCAAGTACGGCCAGTTGGTCGTGTTGGCTGTTTTCCACTGCATTTCGTAGCCTTCAAACTGACCGCCATAACCAATGAACGGTGCTTTGGGCGCCAAAGCCAACATTTCAGCTTCTTGTGACGTCCAATAGTTATACATACGCTGTGCATCTTTGGCATTACGTACCAAGCCAGAGATGTAAATTTGACCTTCAACTTCAAACTCGTTACCAATGACGCGCACCACAGGAATCCACTTACCAGCCCATTCTTGCTCTTGCAAGACTTCAAAGCCGTTGGTTTTCATCCACATGACCTTGCGACGGTCTACTTGGCGACTGCGGATAGGTTTCACACCCATGCGCTTCATGTCTTTATCTTCAGGCGAACCTTCAAAAAATGAGTTGTTGCCTGGGTACAAGTTCAATGTTTCTTTTTTGTGCGTGTAGTAGAAATACTCAGCAATACGCACTGTGTTCTCATCTAACCACTGGCTAAGGTATTGGTCGCCCACACCGCTTGCCAACATAGAACTGATGGGCGCCGCATTCGGGTACTCACGCTCGTATTCTTCTTTGGTTAAATCTTCTGTGATAAAGCAAAATTCAGCATCCGCGCCCGTTGGGTCTTGAGCCATTGGATCCATGTAAACACTAAAGCTGTTACGTACACGGCCAATGCGTAGGTCTTGGTCAAAGCTGTTCTCATCGCAGTATTCCGTTAGGATGCGGATGTAACCTTCACCATACGTGACTTGGTTTTCGCAGGCTGTGTCGTAGGCCACGTCAGCGTCTGACATATACTCAATATGACGAACCATGCCGTCATAGATAGCAGCCACTTGTACGTCTGCGTTGTCGTCTGCTGGGATTACTTTGCCCGATGGGCGGTTCTGACGCTGTTCGTTGGTAACCATACGAACGTGTTGCGGCAGTTTGTTAATTGTTAGGCATGGGCGAGCGTTGATGGTTTGACCTTGCACCGCACCACGCGTTTGCAATACGTCTGCTGGCCATTGCCATTGGTTGTCTGGTGAGCCTGCCATAAACCGCAAGTCATCAAGTTCATCTTCACGGCTGTCAGAGTAAGCACCAATCGCCATCTTGTAGCGGTGGCGCATCTCAGCGAGTTTGTCGCGGTGATCATCTGGGCCAGTAGGATTACTGCCTACGTTGGCTACTTGACCTGCTTTGTTTATGCCTGTTGGATCACTCATCTAATATCCCGATCACGTCTGGTTCGCGCATCATCAATAGTTCTTCGCCGTCTACTGTGACTTTTTGGCCTGAGTATTCGCCAAATAGCACATGATCACCAGCTTTTACATTCATAGGCTCAATCCCACCTTTAGGTAGTCTTTTGCCTTCGCCTGCAGCCACAATGATACCGCTAAATAGTTTGCTTTGGGGTAAAACTATTAAAGATGATAGCTTTTCTATGTCTTGACGAATTAAAACACAATTACTTAGCGGACGCATCATTTTTTGCTTTTACCTTTCGCGGCTTCGCGCTTAACAGCATACGCAATCGCTACGCTTTGCTTGACTGGTTTGCCTGACTTCACTTCAGCTTTGATGTTCTGGCGAAACGCCTCTTTGCTTGCGGATTTTTTTAACGGCATCATTTGCCTTTCTTAGCCGCTGCCTTTGCAGGCTTGGCTGTTTTGGCAGATTCTTTGAATGCCTTGGCAGTCGGTGCTCCGGCTGCGCCTGGCTTTCTCATCTTCTCACCTGAGCCAGCTTTGATGCGCTCGCGTTTAGCGTGAATGTTTGCGTATAGTCCTGGTTTAGTTGCCACTTTCTTCTCCTTACTTTTTTCCACAGTTCCAGCTTTTGAGCGCGGCTTTCGCGCGCGGGGCGTCGCCTTTGGCTTTTGCAACAACTCCTGACATTCTGGCGCAGAAGCTGGCTTTACGGCCTGCGTCGGCTTTAGTCTTAGGATTTGGAGCAGGCGGTTTAAGATTTGCGTTATTTTTTGCATTGTACTCAGCCCTTCCTTTGGCAGTCATTCCCGCACCTTTTTCGGTGGGTTTGTAGTTCGCACCTTTACCCGTGGTCGTGCGGGGTATCGGTTTGTCATGTTTTTTAGTGGCCATTACGATCCCATCCATGAGTTAGATACTGATTGCATACTAGAATAGCCACGGCGCGGTGACTTGTCAACATACTGCCTTGACGCCACTGGGTAGGCAAACGTCAAAGCGATGGCATCGGCTGCGTCGGGCGACGCCAGACCACGTGCCTTCATGTCCTTCTTGCTTTCCAAGAAGATTGACCCCTTGCTGTCTGGTTTCATCAGCGGGCTGATCAAGTCCGACTTGAGATAGCGGTCACTAGGAATGGCCGCACTTCTTAACCAATCTCTCATGTCACCCCACATC